ATTCATATGTACAAACAGGATTTTTAAGAATAAATGCTAACGATGCCGCAGTTGCGATATATTTACCAGTACAAAGGTTTCAAAAGGCAAGTGAAGCAAAAGTTTATTCAGACAGTAGGAGATTTATTTAAATGGCAATAATTAGACAACGATTACCAATACCAGGACCATTTGATATTAGAATAGGCCTACCTAGAGATAAAGGTTTTGATCCTCAAAAGGCAAGAGAAAGATTAAGTCAAAAGGCAAACAGAAATACAACCATAAACAGATTTAGAAGTATGGTTGCAGGTGCCGAAGGTTTCTACAGACCTGCTAAGTTTTTAGTTGTGTTAGAGTTTCCTAAAACTATTTCAACAGATAACTTCCAAGATGATGAATTTGTTGAATATCAAACCGATTTACAGTTTACACAAGAATTAAAAAATAGCACAAGAGAGAGATTATTCTTTTTCTGTAACTCGGCACAGTTACCAGAAAGAACAATTACAGATACATCAGCAAATCAATACTATGGACCTGAAAGAAATATTGCTAGAGGTTTAGAATTTGCACCAATGAACTTAACTTTTATGTTAGATTCTGAATTATCTGAACGTGCTATATTTGAAGCATGGCAAAATACAGTTATCAATAGTAGAACTTATAATTTAAATTTCTATGACGATTATGTAGGTAAAGTGTTTATCTTTCCTTTACATGAAAATAGAAATGAAAAAACAAATCAAAGAATAGAAGGTGTAACAGATAGTGGCCCACTTGCTAATTTAACGTTATCAGGTTATTATTGTGAGTTAATAGAAGCATATCCTAAAACAATAGGTGCAGTTGATTTAGCATACAGTAATGGTAATGCGATTGCTAATCAATCAGTTACATTTAATTATAGATACTGGAGATCCAATGTTACAATACAAGACCATGAAAAAGGACTTGTAGGTGGTGATATTGATGGTGTAGGAGAAATAAAAGATCCTAGATATGGAGGTCCTTTTGGTGGTATTATAAGTAAATTGCCACCTGAAATTAGAAGAGCAGGACGAGATGTATTAAATCAAGTTAAAACAAGATTCCCTACTGGAAGAATATTCGGAGGAAAAGTATTCCCACCGTTCTTTTAGTAGTTGAATAATAATGAAGGAGTGAAACAGAATGGCTTTACCAATAAATGAAGTCCCAAAATATACTTGTCAATTACCCTCAACAGGTCAGACTATAACATATAGACCATTTCTTGTCAAAGAAGAAAAGGTAATGTTAATGGCAATTGAAAGTCAAAATGATGAGGAGATTTCTCAAGCAGTTGCTGATACAGTACAATCGTGTATTGTCACAGATGTTGATGTAAGAAAACTTCCCATATTTGATTTTGAATATTTGTTTTTAAAAATAAGAGCAAAGTCTGTCGGTGAAATTGTTAAGTTAAGATTAAAGTGTCCAGATGATGAAACACAAATTGTAGAACATGAACTAAATTTAGAAGATGTTAAAATTGATAAACCAAAAGAACATAATAACAATATTGAGTTTGAAAAAGGTTATGGTGTGGTCTTAAAATATCCTACAATTGCTTCATTTACTAATGTTGAATCAAATACAGAATTATCTTTTAAAATATTGAAAGAGTCTATTCAATCAATATACAAAGGTGATGAAGTTTATGATAGAAATAATATTAGTGAGGAAGAGTTAGACGAATATATTAACTCATTGACACAAAAACAATATAAACAACTACAGGCTTTCTTTGAAACTATGCCTAGAATTAGACATAAAATAGAATATGAAAATCCAAAGTCAAACAAGAAGTTTACATTGACACTTAATGGGACTAACGATTTTTTTTAATTACCCTTTCACACGAAAACCTTGAGAATTATTATCGTGTGAACTTTCTGTTAATGCAACATCATAAATATTCATTGACAGAATTAGAACATATGTTACCGTGGGAAAGGGAAATATACGTTGATATGTTAATACAACATATTAAAGACGAAAATCAAAGGCTTAAAGAGCAAAAGAGAGGTCAAGGATAATGGACGAAGTAAAGGTTGCAGAACCAAAACAAAAGATTAGTGTTGATTTAGAAGTTGACACTTCAATAAAAGATTTGGGTGTAAACCCTTATGCTAAACTTATTCATTTAGCAAGAGCAGTAGATAGTTGGAGAATATTTCCAAGAGTATTCATCTCAACATACATCTATTTACTATACAAAGTAGTAATTTGGTATATGAATTTAGAAGGACCTACTATGGAACAAAGTGGTCTAGTATCAATCGTAGTTGGTGCTGGTGCGGCTTGGTTTGGTCTATATACAGGTTCAAGAGCAAAATCAGATAAGAAATAATTAAATGGCAGACTTTCAATCACTACTACAAGAACAGAAGCAACAACAAGACAAAGAACAAGTTGCTATTTCAGAAGCCGCACAAACTTATTCTTTACAAATACAAAAAGAATTAGGTTTAGGTCAATCTTATATTAAAAAAGAAGGTATATCAAATGCTGCTGTTTCTGTAGTACAAAACTTTCAACAAGATTTAGATTTAATTGCTGATGCTGACTTTACAGGATTTAAAGATATTGTAGAAAAGTATAAGGCATTATTAGGTGAGGTAGAAGGTAGTAGAAGATTTGATAACAAAGAAAAGAAATATATTGCTGATATAGTTGCTCCTGTTTTAGGTGAAATATATCCATTAGCAAATGCGTTTACAGCTGCTAGATTTGGTTTAAGAGATTTTATAAAACAATTTAAACCAATAAAACTTGCCGCTAGAGTATTTGGTGGTGTGCCTATTTTAGGTTCTGCTATTCAGAAAAAAATTGAAAGACAAGAGGCAGGAGAACAAGAATTAAGACGTGCTGAAAGAAGAAGAGCACAAGATATTGCTAAAGAAAGTCGTAGAGAGATAGAGGAACAAATAGATGGTACAGCACCTGTTAGTCCTGCTGAAGCAATCATGGAAGAACCAATGATTGAAGACAAACCAATTGTTTCAAAAAGAACTGAACTTGCACCTCAAGCTCAAGTTGCACAATCGAAAGCTTCAAAAGAAGAAGCAACTGAAGAACAAAGAGCAGTAGAAGAAGACCGTTATGAAGAACAAAAAGGTCTTTTTGAAATGATTGCTGAAAGTACATATGAGTCAAAAGAATTATTACAAAAATTAGTAGATGCTGAAGAAGGTATTGGTGATGAGTTAGCAACAGGTGCTGCTGCTATTGGTGGTACAGCTGCAGGTGCAGTTGGTGGTGCTGCTGCAACAAAAGCATTAACTAAAAAAACAAAACCAGGTGGTATTGTAGATAAGGCAAAGTCTGCTGTTAAAAAGAATGTATCAAAAGCAGGTAGTTTAGCAAAGTCTGGTGCTCGTGTTGCAGGTAGAGTATTTTTACCACTTGCAGCCGCATTGGCAATATTTGATACAGCAAGTGCTGCTTCACAAGCAGATGAAATATTAGGTAAAAAAGAAGAAGATTTAACATTAAGAGATAAAACATCAGCTGGTATAGGTGGTTTACTAGAAGGTATATCGTTTGGTTTAATTAAGAAAGATAAAGTTGCTAAGTTTTTAGCAGGTTCAAGTGATGACGCAGGTGTAGATACAAGTTTAGTGCCTAACAAATCAGAAGCAGTACAGGCTGCTGCTGAAGTTGGTGGTAATGTAAAAGACATGGTCAACATTGACTCAAAAAGAACTATTGTTAGAACTCAATTAGAAACTTCTGGTATGGAAAATATGATGGAAAAACTAATAGAGAAAATGCCACCTAGTAACAATGTTGTAAATACAAATCAACAGATAAACTCTGCTTCTACAAACAATGTATTACCTGATTTATCTAACAAAAATGTAGATGAAACCGTAAACGCATTGAAAAACGTTTACTAATAAGTCATAAATAATAGCATGGTTAAACAATTAAATACAGGTCAGTACGACAAGAATCTTTACGGCAAAATATTAAAATATCCATTAGATTTAGAAAACGCTAATGGTCATTATATGATATTTAATGTTTATGCTAGAACAGACAAAGATAGAGAATTACCTGCTATAGACCAAAATATTTCTAACGACTCACTTCAAGCGTACAATAATTCATTTACCAGAGAAAGATTTTTTGATGATACAACAAACTTGTCTGGTGTAGATGGTGAGTCAGGTACATCTGTTAAGTTAATTAAAGACACAATTGTTATGTACATGCCAGACGATTTATCAGTAAATTACAAGTCTAATTATGCACCTGCTGAAATAGGTGCTGCGGTTGCTGGTGCGGCTGGTATATCAGATATATTTAAAGGCAAAACAGGTGGTGGTGACCTTGCAAAAGGTTTAGGTATGACATTTGCTAGAACACTTGAACCACTATTAAACTTTGGTTCTTTAGGTACAGGTCAAGGTGCTTTGGCTGCGTTACAAAGAAAAACAGGTATCGCTCCTGCACCATTACAAGAAATGATATTTGAAGGTATTGATTATAGAAGTTTTAATTATACGTTTAAAATGACGCCAAGAAATAGAGAAGAGGCAAGAGAAATTAAAAAGATAATTGATACATTTACGTTTCATATGTTACCAGAAAAATTAGGCACAGGTTCTACTCTTGCATTTAGAGTGCCATCAGAATTTACAATACGATATATGTACCGTGGTAGAGAAAATGATTATCTAAATCATTTAACATTTGTAGCACTAACTGATATGAAAGTTGATTATGGTTCAGGTGAAAAGTTTGCTACTTATCGACCAGACGAAGACGGTGCACCACCAGTTTCAACTTCAGTAACATTAGGATTTACTGAACTAGAATACGTTGATAGAAAACGTGCCGTGTATGGTACTCATCAATCAAAAGCACAATTTATTAAAGATAACCTAGGGTCTAGTTAATGGCACAGTATTTTACATATTTTCCTAAAATGTATTATGATGCTGTACAAGACGGTACAACAAGTCCTAAACTTGTAACAGATTTATTAAGACGAGTTAAGGTAAGAGATGGTTTAAAAAATCAAACGGCTATCTTTAACAAATATCAAGTTGTAGCAGGTGAAACACCAGAAATCGTATCATACAAATTATACGATAGTGTTGATTACTACTGGACAATATTATTGATGAATAATATTAAAGACAGATTTTATGAGTGGCCGTTAAGTGAACAACAATTTGAAGCATATGTAAATGGCAAATATACAAACCCACAAGGTGTACATCATTATGAGATTACACAATCAAGTGGACCAACAAGTAGTTTAGATAATTCCCATGTGATAGAAGTAAACAGTACCACATCTGGTGCTCAAGCAGTTTCTAATTACACCTACGAAAGAAGATTACAAGATAATAAATCACTTATCAAAGTTTTAAAGAGAGAATATCTATCACAGTTTGTTGAAGAATTTGCTAAGTTAGTGAGGTCGTAATGGCAAATCAATTATATGAAGATGATAAGATTGCCTTTCCAGGTGATTTTCGTATAAGTGAAGTCGCATTAGTTTCTGCTTATGGTAACGTTGTAGGCATTTCTGCCAACGTTATGGAAGTCAATATCTACGAAGACATTAACAATAACTTTTTAACAGGTGATATTACCTTTGCTGATACTGATGATGTGATGTCAAAGTTGCCTATTTTAGGCCAAGAGTTTTTAGAGTTTAAAGTTAGAACACCACTTAAATCAAAATACAACGAAGGTGAATACGATTTTACCAACGTTAGAATGGCCGTGTACAAAGTAGCACGAAAGATTAAAACAAACTCAAACACACAAGTCTTAACATTAGATTTTATTTCACCTGAAGGTGTAAGAGACCAAAACATACGAATTAGTCGTGCCTTTAATGGTCCATATGATGACGCAGTTGCCAAGATATTTAAAAAAGAATGGGGATTAAACAGTAAAAAGAAACTGTATATTCAACCAACTAAAAACGATTTTAAATTTGTTGCACCTAATTCACGTCCAACCGATATACTTAACATGATAGCAAGTCGTGCCGTGCCAAAGACTTCTATATTACCTGCTTATGTGTTTTACGAAAACGGACAAGGATTTCACTTTAGAAGTTTAGACAGTTTCTTTTTTATTGTCAAGGCGTCAGGTTTAGCACAACATCCTGAAATGTTTGAATACTTTTGTGATGCCGATATAACCAAAGGTAATACTAATCCAAGAGATAATCCTATGGCGTCAATGCGAAACGTAATTAAGTATAGATTTAATAGTCATTTAGATATTATTCGTGCTCAAAGAATGGGAACGTTTTCATCTAAATTGATTACCTATGACGCATACAACAAAACGATTAAAACAGACAAATACAATTACATAGAAGATTATTTAAATGTGCCACACCTTGAAAAAGATGATGCTAATACTGACCAAGCGTTATATCGTGGTTTAATTGCAAAAGCACACTATGATCCTAACGATTTATCAACAGCAATCACCGACAAGACAAATAGAACGGCGTACAAGTATCTATCTGACTATTCCGACAGCAGACTTATGTTTCAGTCAAACACCGCAAATATACACAACGTAAACGCCGCTAAAGGGTATAGAACCGATGAATATGTACAAAGACGACAAAGTGCATTAGAATTGTTTAAAACCTTAGAATTACAACTAACTGTACCTGGAAATACACACCTAAACATAGGTCACGTTATACGAGTCAATATACCTCGTTCAGGCCGTGATAAACAAGGTAATAAACTTACAGATAACGATAGACTACACACAGGTCGTTGGGTCATTACCGCAGTAAGACATAACTTTAATTTTGATAAACCATATCATACTTCAGTTATTACTTGCGTTAAAGAGACCTATGGTAGAAACCTACAAGATAAAACAACACCGTTAACCTTCGACACAACAGACGAGGGTAAACCAATCAATTTGTATGATGACTCAGAATATAATTAAAAACATAGAGAACGCTCTGATAAACCTCAAAGTTTATTGCGAGTTTGAAAAATTTTTCCATACAACCTTTAAAGCGGCCATAAGAAAGGTCTCAATAGAGCAAATGTACAAAGAATGTAAGAATAGACCTAAGAATTACATAATCTAAAAGGAACAAAGACAATTTGAACAAACATGATAGATAATATTTCAATAAAATCAATGAAACAGAAAGGTCCTAACAGTATATTCATAGATAGGCCTAGATTAGTGCTTCGCACCGCGGACGCCTACGGGATTAGTAAAAATACGGATAAATATATGGACCTGACCGCTTTAAATACGGTCATTTATGGGAATTTTTTATGAGTTACAAAAACTTTTTAGGACAAGACGGATTCATTTGGTTTGTAGGTGTCGTAGAGGACAGACAAGACCCTACTTACACAGGCCGTGTTCGAGTAAGATGTTTAGGCTATCACACAGATAATAAAATCGAATTACCAACTGAAGACCTACCTTGGGCCAGTCCTGTATTACCTATTACTTCATCAGGCATCTCTGGCATAGGCCATACGCCAACAGGCCTATTAGAAGGCAGTTGGGTGTTTGGTTTCTTCCGAGATAGTCAATACGCTCAAGAGCCAGTGATAATAGGGAGTTTGCCTGGCCGCCCTAGTGAAATCGCAGATAACCGAAAAGGTTTCTATGACCCTAACGGCGTATACCCTCGTTACATCAATGAACCTGATACCAATAGACTGGCCGTTAATGACGAAGACAATCCCCATCTCGGCCTTGAATTACGAAAAGCCTCTCGTATTACAGGTTTAGCAACAGCAGACTTTGACGCAGATACGGCCGCAGATGGATCAAGTATAAGTGCAAGTGATACAGATACATGGGCACAACCAGAGATTGCCTATAGTGCAGTATATCCATATAACCACGTAACTGAAACAGAAAGCGGCCATATATTAGAATTTGACGATACTTCGGCCGCAGAAAGAATCTATCTTGCTCATAAAACAGGAACCTCTACTGAATACAACCCTAATGGCGACCTAGTAAACATAATCAAAGGCGACCAATATACACTTACCTCTGGCTCAAATAAGGTTCACATAGACGGCCTATCAGATATAACCATAGGCGGCCGTCATAAGATATACATAAACGCAGATGGTGCCGCTAATAATAACTATGATATACAGGTCGGGCCTAACGCAAATGTCAATATACAAGTAGATACAGGCGACATTAACCTAGTCACAAAACAAGGTAAAGTCAATGTCAATAGTGGTGGGGATTACAATTTAAAGGTTAAGGGTAATATGAGAGTGGCCGTAGAGGGTAACATATTAGAAACAGTAGAAGGCAGTAAGACCTCTAACACATCAGGTGCAGTTATACATAGAGGGTCAACAATAGACCTTAACCCATAGAAGTGACTATTAAAACTGGCTGGCTTTTCTAATCTATAAAAGTAGTAAGTAACATATGAATATATCGGTCATCTTTAAACTAGGCCTTAAATGGTAGCCTTCTATATGAAAATTTTTCTCGTGCTATTTTTTGTGTTATTAGTCGGCTGTGTCAAAGTGTCAGTATCTTGTAATGTAAGTAAAACAGATGAAATCGCATCCGCGGTCGAAGACTGTAAAGAGAATCCTAACATGGCCATTACTAAGGAGTTTTGAAGATACTTACTTTTATACATAGTTATGTTGAGTCCCAGAGGAAAGTGCTAGAGCTAACAATATGTTAAAACTTACAGAAAAAGCAATATCAAGGTT